ATCAATCGTCTCTTTTTCGACGGTAAACAGCCCGAACTAGCGGTAAACAAAACCGAAGTAAACGGAGACATCGAGACTGGCCGCACGTTGCCCAGACTGGAAACGATCGGCTTGGGGGGCTGGAGTTATGGGGACGCTGTTGCTGAGTGGGCTTCCAAGTTCATGCAAATGGATTTGATGCCGTGGCAGATTCACGCGCTGAACGGTCAGCTTGAGGTTGACGATGCCGGCGACTTTGTGCATCGAGAAGCGTTGGTCTCAACAGCGAGACAAGCCGGGAAGAGCCTCTGCTTATCCGCTTTGATTGGTTGGTTTTTAACTCACCCGTGGGGTCGCAAGGTAAACGTGCTCAGCACCGCAAACATGCTGGACCGTGCAGAAGCAATCCATGCCACCGTTGCTCCGATCCTTGTGGAGTATTTCGGAGCGAAGCAGATGCAAGCCCTTGGGCGTAAGTCCATCACGATGCCAGACGGCTCCAAGTGGGAAGTCCGTGCAGCATCCACCAGGCTCCACGGTGGCTCCTACGATCTCGTAGTGGCTGACGAAATCTTCGACATCGCCGGCGAGATTATGGACACCGCAATACGGCCCACAATGATTGCTCGCCCATCTCCGTTGCTCAGCATGTGGTCCACAGCTGGTGACGCAGACAGTCTCTTCATGCAGCAGATTCGTGAGCAAGGTTTACGCGACATAGACGCAGGACAGAACAACGGGCTTTACTTCGCTGAGTGGTCTATGCCCCCTGGCGTAAATCCACATGACGAGCGCTTCTGGCGCTGGGCTAATCCTTCGCTCGGTCGCACGATCACAATGAAGGCTCTCCGTGCAGCATCCAAGAAGGATTACTTCTTACGCGCTCACCTTAACCAGTGGGTCACGTCTCGAGGGGCGTGGGACATTGGCGACTGGGCTAAATGCCACACAAATCTTGAGATGCCAGCAGGGGGTGTGCTCGCGGTTGACAGTTCAATTTCTGAGGCTCGTTATGTGGGTGTTCGTGCTGTGCAAATGGATCACAAAACTGTTGTGCATGTGGAGTTTGTGGTCGACACTGAAGATCAAATGTGGGCCGAAATTGAGCGAGTGATGCAGGACAAGTTGGTAACCCTTGCGATTACGCCGACGCTGGAAATTCACATTCCCACGCAGTATGCACGTCGATACAGCGTTGTGGGCTATGGCGAACTGCTCAGGTTTTCCACGCTGGTGCAGAAAATGATTCTTGAGGACAAGGTTGCGCACACTGGTTCTATGGCTTTAGCGGAACACATGAACCGTGCCGTCATGGTAAAAACCGCCCAAGGTGCAGTGTTGAGTTCACAGAAAAGTCCTGGCCCTATTGAGTTAGCAAGGGTAGCTGTGTTTGCAATCAGCCTGGTGAGTAAACCAACGAACCGCCAGAAGCCTATGCTCGTGGTCTCCTAGTAGCGTATGCTCTCACCAAGTGACCGCCGCGCGTCGGGTGCGGTGGCCACCCTCTCGAAAGGTCATCATGGGTTTATTCACTAAGGGTGAGACGAAGGCACAGATCAGCCCAGCGCCGGTGCAGAAGGCTGCTGCTGCCGTTGGTGGTTACTCGTCTAACAGTGCAAGCTCAGCAATGATTGGCCAGTACTACACGTACCAAGAAGGTGAAGCCCGTAATCGCGCCATGCAGGTGGCAGCAGTTTCTCGCGCCCGTGATCTTCACGCCAGCGTCATTAGCGCCATGCGACTAAAGATGTACAAGGAATCGTGGAACGAACAGACCCGCGAAATGGAAGAAACAGACCTTGCACCACGGTCGTGGTTGCGTCGCCCAGACCCTTCCATCCCTTATGAAACTCTCATGGCTTGGACGCTCGATGACCTCATGATGTTCGGTCGAGCTGTGTGGTGGGTGTCTAGTCGCACTCAAGATGGCTATCCAGCGTCGTTTACACGCTTGCCAGCAGGATCTATTACAACCACTGATCAGGTCGGACCTGTATGGTTTGCACCTTCCAAAGAGGTTTACTTCAACGGCGCAATGCTTGACCCCAAGGATCTTGTGCAGTTCATCAGTCCAGTGCAGGGCATCATCTATCAGGGCGAGCAGACAATAGCCACAGCTCTGAAGGTGGAGGACAGTAGGTACCGGAATGCCGCGTCGGCCATCCCGAGCGGGATCCTTCGTCAGACCGGAGGCGAGCCACTGAGCGCCCAAGAACTTGCAGACCTTGCAGCTGCTTTTAACGCTGCTCGAGCAACCAACCAGACCGCAGCGCTTAACGAGTTTTTGTCTTACGAGCCAACAAGCGCAACCCCCGACAAGATGCTGCTCATTGAGTCAGCCAACTACTCAGCGCTGGACATCAGCAGACTTTGCAACGTACCTCCGTACTTGCTTGGTGTCAGCACTGGTGCCTACGCCTACACCAACTCTCGAGAGTCACGCATTGACCTCTGGACATTTGGCACCAAGATCTACGCAGAGTGCATCGCCTCAACGCTTTCCTCTGACTCAATCCTCCCCCGTGGCACCTTCGTCGAGTTTGACGTAGACGACTTCATCGGTGAGTTTGAGGAAACATCCATGAGTCAAGAAGACTCACGAGTACCGGAAGAAAACACACAGGAGCAAATCGCATGATCCGTTTCACATCAGACACAATCACCGTCTCTGCCGCTGCCGGCGAGCCAACTGGGGAGCGCCGCATCGATGCGATTGCGGTCCCTTGGAATACTTTTGCAACAGTTTCGGACGGCACCGAGGTGATGTTCCGTGAGGGTTCTCTTCCCGTTGATGGCAAGGCTCCCCGCGTTTTCATGTACCACGATTCTTCCCAGCCCGTTGGCATCGTTAGTGAACGAGTGTCAACAAGCGAGGCAATGCTTGCGAGCATGAAGATCTCACGCACCACAGCTGGTGATGACGCTCTTGTTCTTGCAGCCGATGGCGTGATGGATGTTTCCGTGGGTGTAAACCCCACAGAGTTTTCCTACGACGACCAAGGCCGCATGATCGTGACGGCAGCAGACTGGATGGAATTGTCATTAGTGCCCATACCAGCCTTCGCAGGTGCTACCATCACCCAAGTGGCCGCGTCAGCGGAAACGGAACCCGACACAGAAGAAACCACAGAACCAGTCGAGGAGACACCAGTGGACTCAGTACAACCAGAAGCAGCAATCGAAGCTGCGACACCAACCGCACCAATCCCCGCACAAGTTAAGCGCAATTTCGGCATGCCTTCCGCTGGCGAATACATGGCTGCATACCACATTGGTGGTCAGACATGGGAGCGCGTAAACGCTGCTGCCGTTGAAGTAATGAAGTCACGTCAGACTGCATTGCAGGCAGCCGCTGGAGACAGCACGACCTCTGACACGCCAGGCCTCTTGAATGTCAACGTGTTGGGCAACGTGTTTACGGACCTTAACTACATCAGACCAGTCGTCTCAGCTGTGGGCGCTCGTGCGATGCCAGACGGCGGACAGTCCAAGACCTTTATTCGCCCGACGTGGACCACCCACCCGAGCGTAGGATCGCAAGGGTCTGAGCTTGGCGGCGTTTCTGCAACCACACCAGTAATTGCATCTAACGTCGTCACAAAGACAACTCTTGCTGGACAGGTCACACTCTCCGTTCAAGACATTGACTTCACTTCGCCAGCCGCCATGGAAATCATCTTGCGCGACCTCGCCGGACAGTACATGTTGCAGTCGGACGCAGTCGCTTGTGCAGCAATCCTTGCGGGAGACACCGCATCAGGATCCACATGGACGGTCACAGCCAACGACCCAACCTCGTTAATCGCTGCACTTTACGACGCAGCAACAGACATCCTTACCGCAACCAACTTCTTGCCTGATCACATTTTTGTATCACCTGACGTGTGGAAAAAATTGGGCAGCCAGCTCAACGCAGAGAAGGCCCCAATTTTCCCTTACACCGGCGCAGCTGGTCTTATGGGTGTAAACGGAATGGGCACCGCAAACGTGACACAGATGAACACCTTCAACCCACTGGGCTTGAACTTGGTCGTCGACCGCGCGTTTAGCGACAACACAATGGTTGTAGCTCGAGGTTCTGCAATAGAATTCTACGAGCAGATTCGCGGCATTATGTCCGTGGAAGTTCCAAGCACCTTGGGCCGCACCTTCTCCTACTACGGATACGTCTCCACCTTCATCGCTGACGGCGATCAGGTGAAGTCAATCGCAATCGCCTAAACCCGAAAGGCGGTACCGCGATGGCGGTATTCACAGTTATTAGCCATCAGCGTCTGGATGATTACGCCGTCGTCCAGACGCTGACTGGCACTGACATTGAGGTCGGTCAAAGCATCACGCTCGCTGGTTTAGGTCATGAGCTGAACGGCACCCATGTTGTTCTTGCTTGCCCTCAGTATGAGTACATCGGTACCAACTCTGAGACAGGAGAGCTGCGGTTTGATTCTTCAGTGCCTCGTCCTAACCAGTTGCTTTTCCGTGACGTTGGCGACGACCTTGAGTACAGCGCTGCACTCCCTACGGGAACATGCACCTGGACGCTGACCTGCACCTGGGTGACAGCCGGCGAGATTGAGGATTACGTCGGGATTATTACGGCCACTGCTGAAGAGGCAAGTTTCTTGACGCAGTGCGCTGCGGCTTGTAATGCCTTCGCCTATCGCCGTCGTTATGAAGCCGGATACCTTCAGGACTCGCTCACCACGGTGCCATCGGGCGACGTCAAATTGGGCACCATCATGATTGGCGCTGCCTACTTCCGCCAGAAGGGCAGTTACACAACGCTTGCCACTTTCGACGGCATGGGCGCTCCACCATCCACAGGTGTTTCCCCAATGGTGATGCAGCTCTTGGGCATCAATCGTCCGCAGGTTGCGTAATGGCTTACACGGATCTATTTAACGAGGCGCTTGACGACCTCACCACGACGCTTTCCACGATTACTGGTTTACGCGTCGTCACAGATCCGAAGAACATCAACCCACCCTGCGCATTCATTGACGCTCCGTCTTTTGACGCACTCAACTACAACATCGTCCGCATGACATTCCCTGTGAGAATCATCGGCTCGAATGTGGTAGACCTGAATGGACTTCGTGTATTGCTCAACATTGCTGCTGGGCTTCTCACAAAGAACGTGGCAGTCCTCGACGGACGGCCATCAGTAACCAACATCGGCGGACAAGATTTTGGCACGTACGATCTCACTATTGCATTGCAGGCTCAAACATCATGACTGATTACATTGTAAACTCACACCGCGTCGGCACTGTCGGCGAGAAGCTCAAGATCAATAAGTACATCACCGAGAAGGTGCTGGACTATTTGCTGAAGGCAGGTTTTATCTCTGAAGCCCCCCAAGCATCCACAAAATCTGCTAAAACAGAACCCAAGCAAGAACTCACCGAGGAGTAAACCCAATGTCTGCTACCACCACCACATACCTTTCAAACCCAGACGTGCTCATCGGCGCTGTGTCTCTCCGCGACCAGTGCAGTGCAGCGACCCTGACTCGCACAGTGGAGGCTCTTGAG